TGCACGTGAGATAATCCGCACTTGTCCCTTAAGTAACACGTGTCGCTTATCTCACACACGTCACTAGTCTGGCCGACCGAATCCGACAATAATCCAGTAACCACGATAGGAATATACATATATGGAATATGAACGAAAAAACCCGCGCGGCCTGACAGCAAGGCCACGCGGGTTTAGCAGAGAGGAGGGGAAACACACCCCTTAGTATACACTTTCCAGCTCTATGAATCTATGTTTTGAATCATCAACAAGAGAAGTGACAAATTTCGTTGCATTTTCGATTCGTGAGAACGTCCTAACGCGCTTGTCGTTGTATTCGAAATCGTAATACCAAACGTTGAATTGGATATAGCCCAATCCCTTCACTCCGGTAGGCTCTTCTACAGGCAAGAATCCGTGATTCCTGATAATCCGGTCTGCCTGCATGATTGTATCCGCGTCAAACTCATATACATCAAGGTTGGTTTCTATATACACGCTGATAGCATTCGCATTCTCGCAGATATGCGCATGACGGATTCCGTTATTTGTTACCTTGCTGTATTCGTAAGCCTTCATTGTCGATGTTCCTTTCCGTGCGTTTCCCTTATCGACAATATTAGTATAGCGCACATTGAAATGATTAGCGACAACTTTTTATTTTATTTCTCACTACAACAAAAAGACCCCGCGCTACTATTAGCGCGGGGTCTGTAACTTTAAGCCGGTGCATTCTCCGGTAGCGTGGTCATCGCTGAGCCATACACAGCGTTAGTAACGTTCTGATAGGTAATCTTCGCGCCCTCCGCAGATTTAAAGCTCATGTTTTTAACCGAGCCGTCATTTCCCTGCATGACGAAGAAATACGTATCAACAACGTTGAACGGTAGCGCGGGCTTGTAAACAACGGTGCCGTCATTTCCCTTTGCTCCGAGCACGCTAATAACAACGTTCATCATCACGCGCGACACGTAGACACCTCCGGAGTTGCCGTAGGCATGCGCTGCGTTGAGCGTGTTACCACCATACATACCGGAGATGATATTGGCCGCGATAAGGTTCTGGCCTGCTTGTTTGGGATGCTGCCCCTTGTCTGCCGTGCCATAGTCAGCCGAATCGACTAGCCAAGACCAGCCGTTAGCGAGGAAGGCGCAGGGGAACGAGTAACTAGCGGTCTGCATTCCAAGAACGATGTTGTTGTCAACTTCGAGCATCTTCTGGCACGTGTACTTGGCAGTGGCAAGCGTGGAGCAAAGAAACACCTTGCCCTTGTATCCAAGCGTTTCAAGCTTGTTCAGCGTGTCCGCTACGTGCTGGGAAACGGTTACGTTATTGCTAGTCATGTTGTTGTGACCCAACGCGATGAGAAGCACGTCATAGTTGTTCACTGCGGACGTGATGCGCTCCGCTGTAGAGCTATCCCACTTGGAACCACCTTGCGCGTCCTGCTTGTAGGTAGACACCTTGAGCGCGCGCTTGATTACGTTGCCGAATCCGGTAACAGACCCCTCAGGGTTGTATCCCTCAAGGTACGAATCGCCGATAACGTAGAGCGAATCGATCGTTTCTCCCTTGCCAACGCTATTCTTCAAATCCGCTACATCGCCCTCGATAGCGTCGATGGACGTTTGAAGCGTATTAGATGCAGCTGCTACCGCATCGTTGACAACCTTAGGCGTTGCAGCGATTCCAGCGGTCGCATCGCTCGTAGCTGGCGTATTCTCAACGGCTAGGCGCACGTGGCCGTAGAGAGTCTCGTTGCCGACTCCGTACACGGCCGTTTCGCTCGCGTGGCTCGTTGGCGCTTTGGTGGCTTCGGCTGCGGTCGCGCGTTCAACCTCCGCTTTAATCGCGGTATCGTTCGCGGTAATGCGTGCGTCATACTGCTTGACCTCTGCGCGATACTGTTCAATTTGAGCGTTGTAGTTGCCAGTAAGCGCCCAATAGGACTCATTGCTAATGTCGATGCCAGCAGGCACGTACTGCTTAGACGTGTACGAATTTCCGTTGTTGTAAACGATGATAAACGACTCATAGGGCGTATTCTTATCCCACTCGAGAGGGTCGGCGAAAAGGGGGACGTAACGAGCGCCCACGTACTGCGTAACTGCCATAATTCAAACTCCTTAGTATCCCGATGGGTCTGTGTCGGTGCTTTTCAGAGGTGTGTACAAAGTCACTTTCATCTTATCAATATCTTCCGTGTGCGATTCCTGCGTTTGCTTAAGCGTAGCGATGTCTCCGGTGTTTTTCGTCACCTTTGAGCTTAGGTCGCTCGCGGTTGTCTTCAACGTATTCACGTCCTGCGAAAGCTGTGTAACTACATCGGGGTTTAACGCGTTCACCGCTGTAATCATCTCGTTGAGCTTATTCACCAGCTCCACCGTTGTAGGTCGAAGCGTCTTGCCGAACTCGATTGGGGTTACTGTCATTTCTTAGCTACCTCCGTATCTGTAAGCGCGGTGTAAAGCGTATGCTTTACTTCTTTAATCTCCTTTTGCAGCCTTGCGATATCAGACGCAACGTTTTCATTGGGATAATTGGGCGCGGTGTTGTCGATGACGCCTTGCCCGCTGGTCTCGTACCTTAGAATCAGGCGTCCGTAATCCTCGGTGCCGTATACGGCTCCGGTGTCGAACGTGATATCGCTCCACGAGTCCGGTACGTAGATGCAGAAATGTCCGTCATCGGTCAAGCCCGCGAACATCATCTGCCCGAACGTCTGCCAAAGCCATTTGACGTTATCGTTAATCCACTCTTTAATTTGTTGCGCGTAGTAATCATCGAAACCGGATTGCATGAACTTTTCAAACAGCATTTCGAGCGTGTCGATATGCGCGCTGTTCTCGTTCACCTGCTCGCCGGTCGCGTTAACGTAATCCTTAAGCGCGTTGATGATGCAGTACAGATTAGCGGTCAGCTGTTCCGGGCTTTTCACCTCCCAGTACAGTTTAGGCAAAGTGGGATTGGCGATTAGAAACGGGTCGAAATACGGTAATGGCGTAAACATATATCCTCCTTACCAAAGCGGGACGGTCGGCACCATTATAGACGTGAAAAGCACGTGCTCCAGTTCATCAAGCACCATAACATCAACATCGTTCCACGATTCCGCAAATCGTGCGGCCTGTTCCGTTATGTCACCTTCTCGCACGGTATCACTCTCGCGGTCGGTTCCGCTGCTCGCGTAGTCCGAATTACCGGAAAGCATCGTTTCCGGGAAGTCTGAGAAGATATCGCGCGACTTGGAGCGGTCGCGGCTTGACTGGAACGGATTGACGCCCTGCTCCACTCGCGCATAGAGAAGCTTGTATTTCGGCATAATCTCGTTGAGCTTGCGCAGATACGCGGTTTTCCAGCGCGCAGGTGTCGGGATGGATACCTCGCGGTAGTAGTAACGCTCGATGAACTTGCGGCACAACTGCGTGTATTGCAGGTCGCTGTACGCATCGAAGCGCCAAGAATCATCATCGAACGGGGTATAGAACCCCATTTCGTACCACTCGCCAAGCGTGACGGTCATAGAGTCCCAACGATCGTTTACGGGGACTTCCGGAAACTCGAACACTATTGACCCTCCTTACCAAACAGCGTTTCATATCGGTGCCGCATGTCGTAGTTATCCGTGATGTTATCGCGTGCCCATACGACCGTGATAGACTCCTTGAGCTTGCCGGCGAAACGCGCATTGAGCTTGTCGCAAGCGGTGCGCCTGCAAGTAAGCGGGGATAGGCGCGCCAGTTCCGTTGGCTGCATGGTCGAATTAACTTCATCTTCAATCATGCGCTCGGCCTTGAACGTCATCGAATCGATTCCAAGCTCCCTATAGACCGCGTCCCACGTGTTAGCCCATTCCGTTTGAAGCTTGTCCCCGATATACTCGCGCGCTCGCTCCGGCATGGTCGCGTTAGTCTGGATGTCGCTGAAATTGTCATACGCCAAAACGAACGGCTCGCCGTTGCCGATTGACTTGTAGAAGTTCTGTACATCGAACGCCCTATCTTGCGGTGCGGATATCACCAGCGGCATACGCATGTGGTAGCGGTTAATCTGCTTCGTGCGCAGGATGTCGGCGAGCTCGCGCGCCCATATGTTAATCTTCACCATGAGCGGGTAGCGGGTCGCGTTCTCCCAAATCCACACGCCGCGAGACCAATTGCACATGAAATTAGTCTTACCGGTCGCGCCGATAGCGCGCCACGCGCGCGGCTCATCGTACATATTCGGCGCGCCCTGCTGTACCGCCTTCAACGACAAAAGCGTGTCGCTTGTCTGGGACGGATAGGCTAGCGTTGCCGCTCCTTCCGTGAGTAATATCCATTCGAGGTAGCGCGCGTTGCACGTCTCCGGTAGCCCGACCCATTTAAAGCGCGACAACGCTAGCTCTATCAAATCGTTTTGAAACATGTTGAACAACTGTTGATTGTAGGCTTCCGTCTGCCAATACGCCGGTCTTGAATCCGGACGATAGGCACGGCGCTGCTTGAAGCCCCTGCGGCCTTTGCTCATTAGTCCACCTCCATATAGGTGCTCGCACCCATCATCGCACGTGCGAATGCGGCGTTAGCGCTATCGCTCGCTAGCTTTTGTTCATCGACAAGGCGCTGCATAAGCCTTTCGTGCGCCTTGTAATCAGCGCTGATTACAGCGTCTTTTCTAGCTTGCTCGACCTTGTAATCGATAAGCGCCTGAATCTCTTCATCGCTCATGTTCTGGTACGTGTCCGACTTCAAAAGCGAATCGATGTTGATTGCATCGTTCACGCATCATCACCCCTTGAAATTGTCGTAGATGCTTACACGGCCTATGTCTTCGGGGGTATCCCAAACGGTCACCCCGCGCATAAGTATATCCTTCACGGCGTTCTGAGCGTCTTCCAGAGCGTTGCCGTTGCCGCTGCACCACACTTCAGTACATTTCCAGAATGTGAAATGCTTCATAACCTGCATATCGCGCATATCCCATTCGCGCATCAACGTATACCCGTACCGGGCGAACGCGCTCGCGGCGTTCATGATGTCGCATTCGCGTTGCGTTATCACCTGCGCGAAGAGCGCGCGCGGAGCCGTGGCGCACCCTTGTCCGTTCGCGCCGGCTCCGAATACTGCGGGCGCGGCTACGCCCGCTTGGTTCAAGCGCGCATTGATAGCGTCTATAGCGGTCGCATACGTGCGATGCGCGTTCGCGTCCGCCGTGGCCTTGGTATTGGCCGCATTTGTGCGCGTGAGGGACGCGTTGGAAGCGGCGCAGGACGTGCTAGCGTTGTTGCGTATATTCGTCGCATTCGTTGCGGCTGAGGATTGCACGCCGTATGTAGCTGCGGTGAACTGCACTGCGTGGAGCGTCTTCTCGAGCGCGTTCGTCTGCGCGATTGCAGCAGAGTTAGCGTTACTCGATTGCGAGATAGCGGCTGCGGCGTTCGCGGCCGGGAACGATACCGCCATATCCGCGATTCCGGATACGAGCGCTCCCGCCCCGGCTCCGGTAAAGGCACCCGTAACAACGCTGCCAACGGTTCTCGCTGCAGATGCCGCGTTGTTGTTCGCCGTGGTAATCGCGATTACATCGTTTTGCAGCCCCGTGACGGCGGTTGAAGTCGCGTTGTCGCTATCGCAGTCGGCTTTCAGCTTGTTGTTAGCTGCGGTGGCTCCCTTCAAGGCCGCGCTATTCGAGTTCTCCGTTATAGCGGTGTTAGCGGCAACGTTGATAGCGTTCACGTCAACGGTGTTCTGCGCGGCGTTGTTCGCGTTGGTGTTCGCGGTCGCGTTCGATGCAAGAGAAGACGCAAGAGCGTTGTCCGCTGCAAGCTTCGCGTGCGCTCGCTCGTACACGGTCGAGTAATCGGCGCGGCTAGCGGCGCTCTGCGTCACCTGCATGATTGGCACGCCCCAACGTTTCAGGTAATCGCCCCACGCGCCACCGTAAGAATACGTGCGGCCTTCCGCTGTATGGAACGTCAGCGTATCGGTCGCGCCCGCGATTCCAAGCAAACGCGCATCGATAGTTATATAGGGCATTACGAGATTGAGCGCGCTCGCCACCTCGATGCCGCTGCTCCCCAAATCCTCGACGCGCACGATAGAAGACGCGCCCGTTTCATCGCTCACGCGGATAGCGGCGTAAGGATACGTGTAGAGCTTGGCGAACTTCGCTGCACTCTCAGGGTAGGCGAAATCACTTGCCACGGGCTTGATGAATTTGTCTACACGCTGCGAAGCACCTAGCACGCTTACATTGAAGCCCCAAATAGTAAAGTCCCAATACTGGATTATCAAATCGGTTGGGGCGAAGAAGATACCTTGAATGGCCTGCTTGACCCAGGGCGCGTTTTTCTCCATAGCGCGCAAGAACCCCACCAAGTCACCTATCGCGACTGAATACACGCGCGCGGCGAGCACGCCGGAAACAAGCTCTTCGGATACGACCGGCACGCGCGGAGCGCTTGCGTTGCCCAGATTGCCGGGTAAGTCGCACGATGTCACGATGCAGGCTCGTTGTCCCTCCGCGCTGTAGTTCTTGACCGCGCGGGCTCGCTCGATATAAGGCTCTCCACCGGTGTTTACATCGGCGGTCAATAGGTATGCGGAATGGTCGCGCGGATTGCCCAGATAATCGGCTACGGCAGTCGCGGCAACGGGCGCGTGGCCGCGCTCAAGAAGTATGTAGTCGAACTGCATATCGTTGATATACGTAGTCCACATATCGAGCGATAAGACCAAGCGCGTTGTGTTCGGCGATAGCTGTTGCGCGTCTTGGATGAAGTAGAAATAGCGTTGTTTGCGATCTCCGTCCGCGTATTCGAGCGGCTGGGAGTCGCTAGTCATGCGCGGCAGGTCGGCAACGAGGTAGTTGTAGCCTTGAGCGGAAGTGACCGGAACGGGTACCTTGGCGCTTCCGTCCGGCTTGACGTTGAACATCGTCTCGAGGTTTATTACATCGCCTTCAAGTGCATCAAACCATGAATCGCGCGCGTCATCATCGGCGAACTTGACAACGTTGTCATAGTCCCCGCACCAAGGCACGTTGCACATCTTCAGTCGCGCGTTCGGCTTGAAGCGCGAGTAATCGAGCGCGTTGTCGTACTTGTACACGTCAACGTTTCCGATGTTCGGGAATCCTGAATCCAACTTGATACCCCCTTTACTAAAAGCGCCCCCGCTCATTCACAAGCGGGGGCGCGTGTGGAACGCTTTATAGCGATTATAAACCGCTAGGCGATTGTGATGTCAACGGTCTTGGTGTATGCCGTGGTCTTACCGGACGGGTTGACGTAGGACGTGGTACCGGTCACGTGAAGGACGTTGTTCTTCTTAAGTCCGGTCTTCTGCGTGTGAAGGACTCCCAGACGGTCAACGCGGGTTGCGCCGTTCAGGTCGAGCGGCTCGCCCTCACTCGCTGCGGTCTCGCCGGACACGCTCCACGTAACCGCATCGGGCGCGACCTCGATACCTTCGTCATTCTCGGTCACGGTGCCGGTGAGCGACACGGTGAGCTGCGTGGTGTCACCCGGCTTGAGCGAATTCTTGGCAGCGGTGATGTTAACGCCGGTAACGGACTGCGTGAGCGTGCTCACAGTCGTGGCCGAATCCGTGGTGAACAGAATTGCGGGAACGAACGGCGATGCGCTCACAACCTCCCAATGATGGAGGTAATAGTTGGTGGAAAGCGTCTGAGGATTGTAGAAGCTCTCGTTAGCGTACACGTAATCGTTGCAGACGAAGAAGGAATCAGTAGTCAACAGCGCGAAGGCGTTGGGTACTGGCAGCTCCGGCACCTCGATGGTTCGGTAGGCTGCTTCCGCCTTATCGAGCTGGAACACGCTTGCCAAGGTATCGACGTCGATAGAAGCGGCTGCATCCGCGGTGATGAAGAGTACAAGCTCCTCAGGCTTGGCAAAAGTCGGAATACCGTACTCCGCGGATACCGGGGAGTAGAGCGAGGATGGGAACTTGAGCTTCTTTGCGTAGGCGCGTACGGCCTTCAAAAACTCCTTGCCGGTCGCTTCATCGGTCGGCGCGGCGGTTACCTTGTGCTTGAAGAACTGCCAATTCTGTTCGTAGTAAGCGATTTGGTTGAGCATGCAAAGGTACTCGTCATAGTTATCGGAGTTGCGCGGGACGGTCATAATCGCGTCGATAAGGCGGTTAAGCCCCATCTCGTCCGCGAAAGCCTGCTGCAGGTCGGGAAGCTCGACCGTGATATCGTAGCGGTCTTTGCGGTTCACGGTGTGGTACCACACGGCTGCTTCGGGGCGCTCGACCTTGAGAAGGGTCGCATCGTCCACATCGTAGGTATGGGCGCGGAGCCATTTAACAGCGCTCTCCTGAATGGAAGCGCCGTAACGCTGATTGGGACCCTTGAAGACGGTAAGCGGATTCTCCCACTGGTTGTTATGGACAATCTGCGTGCCGATTCGGTTAACGTACGCGTCCACGAACTCGTTAAGGTAGCGGCGATTCATCGGGTCGAACAGGAATTTAGAAGTAGCATCGATACCGGAGATGGTCGGGTTCGGGACTCGCTGCTGGAAATCGTTGGTGCCGGACAAGTACACGCGTCCGGCGATAGTGGTGTTGTTGGTTGCCATTCTTTAACTCCTTACAAGTCCAAATCAAGGTCATCGTAATCGGGGATGACAGCTACATCGTCCTCGATGATATCCGCGTCCCCGTCACCGTCCGCATCAATCACGGTCGCGCCGTTATCGATGTCGATTGCGTCCGCGGTCGCGCGCATCTCGTCGAGTACGCCGGCGATTACGTTTACAACGCTCTCGATACGCTCCAGCCGGTCGCGCAAATCGTCGAACTCGCCCACGCGGTGCGCTTCATCTCCGTCAACGCCTGCGGTCTGCTTAATCTCGTTTTCCTCAGGTGTCAGGTCTTCGTTCTCGTCCATAAAAGCCCCTTTCAACATGTATATGAATCGAGCGCGAACACGCGATGAAAAAACATGCGTGTTCGCGCCCATTATAGCGCATATGCGAAACTAGACGCGTTCCATTAAAACGCGTTGCTACCTCGCGCGGGGTTCGGGTATCGACCGAACGATATAGCTTCCCGAATCATCCCTACTTATGGAGTCGCGCGCCCGTCATCGCCTGCGCGGATACTACTTTACACCATAGAGCGCCATGGCGTCTAAAAAGCCCTCGCGCACCTTCACGCTCTCGAATAAAACGCTGCCCTCGTAATACATTTGGACGATAACGCGCATGGTCTTGAGCGCTCGCTGCGCGGCTATGCGGTTCGGCGTGTTGTCGCGGCGCGTGAGCGCGTAGACGTTCGGCGCGTTGTTGGGGATGTTCGAGGTTACGTAGTAATAGCCCTCAGTGATATCCGCCCATATGCCGTATTCATCCCCCATGTGGACGACTCCCATAATGTATTTGGCGCGCGGGGGCTTCTTCATCACGTAGCGCGTATCCTCCTTGAAGTCGTTCGCATACGTGGCATTCGAATAGCCGGTTACTTGCCCCATGCGCCCGGCTAGCGTGTGCTCCATACGGTACGCGTCATGTTCGTCGGGTTCGACGTAATGGAGCAGGCACATCTTATCTTGATACCACGTGTAGCCGTAAGACGGCACGCCGCGCACACCGAAAGCAGCGAAATAGGGATTGAGCAGGTCAACCGCGTTTCCAAGCAGGAACAAGCGCGGCTTGACCCTACTATCGTTATAGGCGTCCTCGCGCGCGCATGAATCGATGATACGGCTCAGCATGTTCCATTCGTTGCGCTTGTACGTGTGCGTGGAATCAATCGATTCTAGGATAGCTTCATCGAAGATGATGTTTTCCACGTCCGCAAACGTGCGCTTCTTCGTTCCCTGCATCTCCGCGAACGCGACAACGTACCCGCACGTGTTCCAAGGGGTGCCGCGCTTCGCATCCTTTACACGGTATTTGAACTCGTTCGCTTCGCACTTGTAATCGAATGCCCCGAAATCATCATCGGTCGCGGCTAGCTTGTCGAAATAGCTTTTCTTTACCGCGTCTCGTTCGTCCAACGTCCGGCACACTTCCACGAACCTGCAACCGCGTTTGATAGCGCGGTTGAGCGCGTAGGCGCGAAGCCCGTAGGTCTTGCCCTTGTTCGGAGCACCTACGACCATGGTCACATCCGCGTTGTATGAAAGCGTCTTCTCCCAGTTGTAATGCACGCCGTCATTAAGGTTTACCATTCGGCTTCATTCCCTTCATCATCGATATAAATGTAACTTGCACGCTCACCATCGTAGTCAATAACCCGCTCTGTCGTGTCCACCATGCGCGCATACCGTTCGCGCATGTACGCGATGGTGCGCGAATTGCCGCCCTTCTCCGTGTCTCCTAGCACGCGGTCAGATGGATAGAGCGCTATCGATTCGCGAGATATCACGCGCGAAGTCTTGCCGGTATAGTCGGTTACTTGCGCATCGAATACATCCGATGCAGCCGGCTTATAGTGTTCGAGCGCGTAGCACACCCCGTGAGACACGCGCACGCCCCACCCGAGTACGCGCGGGGCTACTTCCTCGAATCCGTGCCGGGCGCTCATATCATCTATCCAATTTTCAATGTGGTAGGCGCTCGCAGGTCTGGAAAGACCAGCGCACGTTATATGCGCGTGGTGCCCGTCCCAGCTCACGCGCGCCTTGTTCCACGCGTCCATATGGAGGGGGTACGCGTCTCCTTCAACCTCGAACGTACCGACGCCTGTTAGAGGCGATGCGTAAGCCGGGAAGTTAGCCCGGATGCGCGACATGCAGATATCTATCGATGCGGTAACGCCTACGTGGAACGGCTCAAGCGCGCGCATCAAATCCGATGCGGTAACGTGGCTGTCGCATGAAATCTTGAGTGAATCGGTATCACCGCCTAATACGCGAACGGCGTTGCCGAACTCCCTATAAACAAGCTCGATTGCAGCAACGATAGCCATACGCGAGCCGCCCACGATGCGAAGACCGTAGGGGTATAGCACAAGCTTCTTTTTCGCGTCCTTATAGTGCTCTTCGTAGTTGTCGCGCGTAACGATAGTTTCACGGTCAACGCTTATTTCACCCGCATCAACCCTATAAGAGCACTTGAAAACGTCTTGCGCTTCCATGCCGTAAATCGAGTTAAACATTCCCTTCACCGTGCTGCTGTAATAGGCTTCGAGGTCCGACCGCTCCATTTTCCCGGTGCGGATGAGCTCGGCTATGCCCTCTGGGATGCTCTCCGGTATCGGTCGCGCGTATGGTTTGCCGCCCTCATACGTCTTCAAAATCTGCTTGCACGCGTCCTTACGCGCATAGAACAGGTTTGACAGCAACGTGACGTAATCGGGCGGTTTCACGAAGTTCATAGTACCTTCTCCAAAAATAACCTCCATATCGTCCCACGAGTAGACGCGGGACATGCACCACAGTTCCATCTCGGACACGTTTACGATGCACGATTGAGCGCTAACGAGTTTGCCGAACGCGAAACGCGCGTCTTCGGCAACGTCAACGTATCCAGCGCTGCGCACCTGTGTAACGGTTTCGCGGTCTGCATCCCCGCCCCACTCTACCATCTGCCCGGAACCCTTGAACTTGGCTTCTGATAAAAGAGCGATATCCCACTCCGCGAATGCGCTACCCTCGCGCAAGCGCAGGTTAGTGAAACGTATCTGAGCATGGAACGCGCAGCCAAACGGTTCCTCCCAATGCCGCATAGCGGTGTCCGTATCGGTGCGAGCAACGGTTTCAGCCATAGGCTGCAAGACACCTGGCAACAATCCCCTGAACTTTACCGGGGTCATATGCCCGTTGATATATGCGTGGTGCGCTGATGTCTCATCAATGCTGTAAACGTTGGATTGAACTATTCCGGAGTAGCGCGCCGAGGTGAATGTGAAACCACCGCGAAAACATGCCTTCCTAAGCGCGTATTGCGCGTATGTCGGTGCCAATTCCGCCGCGCACATCCGTTCAAACGCGGCTTGCACTGACAATGGTTTCCCATTCGCGCGCGGGATGCGCAAACGCCCGGTCTCTATCTTCCCAGCTTGACGCACCAAGGATGTTTTAGTTAGCACGCGAGACCCAAGCCAATCAGGGTTTAACCACTCATTCGATTCAAGTAGGTACCTAAGATAAGCGGGTATCACCTCCGTATCGCGTCCGGCGTAATGCAGTTCGTTATCCGTTAGAGGTGTGTCCGGCGTGCGAACCTTGGAGTAATCCCACTCGCCAGTGGCTTTGGGTAGTCCGCAGGTCTCGCCCATCTTGTCAAGTCCGCGCATCTCAAGGTGAAAGGTATCCCAAAACCTGAGCTTTACGCTACCTTCCTGAACGATATCCACGGTGTAGGCGCTCGTTGCGCTCTGCGCGCTCGCTACCATGTCATAACGATCGTTTAGCTCGAACATAAGCGGTTGCAGGTCGAACATAAGGTTATAGGCGCATATGATGGGAATGCAGCCTACCGATTCACCCCACGCGATGAAATCATCTATAACGCCCTGCATCTCTTCACCGCGGCGATAGAAGGATACAAGCCCGTTGCCCACTTCATACGTCCGCAAGTCCACCCCGCGCAAATCATTCAGGATGAATAGGACGGGGTACGCGCGCCACTTGTTGTTTTCGCTGTCTATACATATGTTGCATGTCTCCGTGTCATAGGCTGCGGCGATTTTAAACGGTTTTCTATCATCGCGCTTGCGTGCCATACCCCTAACACCAACCTCTTATTTCTAACCGAACATTACAATCCTAGAAGCCCATGGCGGAGAGTCCTCTCCTTCGGAGTCGTGTTCAACTTCGTTATAGAAGGCTTCGTTTTCACTTGTAATCCCCTTTACGAACGATGATGTTACCTTGGAGTCCATCGCAGCTTTAAGCGCGTCTTCATTGGCGCTAATAACCATCTCGAATGCTTCGGCTAACGAGTTGACACCAAGGCCGCGAATTATGTACTCGTTTCGCTTACGTGCATCGCGCCCGCGCCATAGTCGGCGCGTTGCCGCGTAGAACACAAATACCTCATCGCTCGCATGCTCGCCTAACGTTGATGGCTGCCCCGTTCTCGCAAGGTTCAATTGCCGGGCGAAAAAGATATCCGCGCGCTCTTTAGCGCTCTTCACGCGGCGCGGCGCGGATGTCATGCGGTCGAGCTGCGCAGCTACCGCTTGCGTGCGTTCTTTAGCGCCTGCGACCTCGGACGCGGCGCGCGTGTTCTGATATGACTTTGTAATCTGCGCGCGCACGCTCTCTATATAGTCCGTCCGCGCTCGCATCTGCGATGCACTCATTCCGGTTGTATCCTCGCGCTCAAGACGCGCCAATAGGCGCTTGGCGCGACGACGCGCGTTATATGTCTCATCAGATGCACGCTTGGCTCTTGCCATTTCAACACCTCCGGTTAAAAAAAGGCGGAACGGCTAAAGCCGAACCGCCTTAGAGACAACGGGTTAGGATTATATGTTAGACAAGTACAAGCGTCTTGCGAGTGTTGCCGTTAGGGAGCTTAGAGGAGACAAGTTTCATCTTGACGACCTCACCGGAATCAAAGAGCTGAGCGGCCATGAAGTTATCGGCTGCGTTGCGAACGCCCTCGGACTGCGAGAAATACGCCTTGCCGTCCGCGCAAACAATCGTGGTGTTGGTACAAGGCATATCAACGCCGTTCTTCTCGCGGGAGCGGCGTACGCCGGGCTTCGTGAAAACGCCGATGACGTCCAAGGTCTCGCCCTCATGCTCTGAAAGCGACTCGGCATTGTTCATCGCGTTAACAACGAGCTTGCGGGTCTCCGAATCGGTGGGCTGGATGGAGGAGTAGCTAGAGGGAGTGTAAAGAGCGGTGTCGGTGTCGATGGTTGCAAGCTGGGTGGTCTCGTTCATGGTTAAAGTCCTTTCTGATAGTTAACTGCGGTTTCTACAAAGAGCTTAATCGGCATTGAGTAGTAATCCGAGTCCGTTTCAACATCTGTAATGGTAATGGTCGGGTCTTTCAGCCTTCTGCGCAGCGTGTTAGTGGCTTTAGTAAGCTTCGAATAATCGCCAAGAAGCTCATACTCGAACGGCTCAAACTCTCCATCGACAACGCGTTGACCCTTACAGTGCGAGAACGTTACCGTTCTACCGATTAATCCACGTTCAAAATTAGTAGGCATAATGTCATCTCCTTTCCCGTTGCCTTGATTGGCATTATAAAGATTAGCAGTGTAGCGTGTCAACGATTAAATTAATAAATTTTGTAGTAAACCCGATTCACGTAGGCTTGCACCTCATTATAGCGGCTACCCAATGCATCGCGGCGCGCTTGACCGCTACCGTAATCACCGCGCATTACTGCCGCGGCTAACTCCGCTGTAGTCTTGTAGCCGGAGCCGGAGCCGGAACCGATACCAAAATAGTGCGAGTTAACGTAGGCTTGAACCTCTTCATATCGGCTACCCAATGCATCGCGGCGCGCCTGACCGCTTCCGTACTCGCCGCGCATGACTGCAGCGGCAAGGGATTCAACGGAGTCGGTGGGGGTTGCAGAGGTTTGCGGGGTCTGGTTGCCGGAATCGGGCGCGGGCTCGGTGTCTGTAGACCCGTCCATATATGCTTGAACCTTCGATTTGAACCAATCCCAGCTGTAGCCCCAACGATCCAGATACGGGATTGGGTCGGTGTGCGTCGTTCCACCCCACAAGGTGCGCGCATCGTTATGAGATACCATGCGGTTAATCCCCCATCCCTTTTGATTCAAGTAGTATGCAGCCCACTGAGCGGCTGTATCGAGTGCCGTATCCACCTGCTCGCGCGTGGTGCCCTCGCATATCTCGATACCTACCGACACGTTGTTGCCGTTGCCCACATGCCACGCCTTAGCGTTGCCGTGCATGACCTGATAGACGGTGCCCCCGTTCGTCCAGTCGCACACCCATTGAGCCATTGCCGCGTTGTTGCCCGCGCGATTCCAATAAGTCACGTGGTTCCACGCGGTCGCTCCGGGGTTGGCAGTGGAGTGGATGACCAGATAGCTAGGAGAAATGGTGCCGTGGCCGTTCGCGATGAAATAATCAATCTCCTGCCACGCGAACGCGGACGGCGCGCCGACAACCAAAGCAGATGCAAGCGCGACAAACGCCGCGCAACCCTTTACAAGCTTCTTCAACACTTCTAGCCCTCCTGATTCATGCTGTCGAGCTTTTCAACAACCTTCGTCATAATGAGCGTGTTCTCTTCAATGGTTTTACGCATGTCCTCCACGGTCTTCGTGCTGTAGTAGAACATCATCACAAATGCAGCGATTGGGAAAGCCACGTTGCTCACCAACTCCGTTATAACGCTTACGTCCATACCGGTATCCTTTCACTCAAGCGACACCGCACACCTTTTACGCGGTGCCTTTACCTAATGCGGAATTATACATGTAATAAAAAAGGGGGTTAAATAACCCCCATAGTTGCGTATATGTTAAGCGTGACTATGACGAATAGCACTATTAGCGCGGTTAACGCGCCTGCTAGCCCGTGAACAAGTCTATACAGACGCGCGATATCTTCCGCGTACATCCTATAGAGTTCGATTATGTCTTCAATCTCGATTGTAAACCTGCGCTCATTTGTGGTCATCGGTGTTTCTCCTTCTATCGTAGTCCCTGAATGGCTGAAGTGATTATGATATGCCCGTGGTTGTTTGGTATCTCGCTTCGAATGATTAGAGGTGTTTTAGTGCGCCCTGTGGCAGGCGCAAATTGTATGTGCTTCGCACCGGCTGCTTTATGAACTCGCAAAGCCTTCATTACTAATGCAGGGTCGAAGTAATCACATGCGCTTGTGAAGTCCTTGTTTCCAACGGTGTATGTCAATATCTCATCTAGAAGCTCAACGCGTGGAGCATACACGCAGTACTTTCCGTAGAGCGCAGCGAATACGCTACCCGGTTCGTAAAGCCCTTCGATACGATTCAATACATATCTATCCGTTGCGTAAATCACTCTATCGTGTACGCATACGGAATCAAACGGTGCATGTGTCTTAGAGGTGCAAGCACTTAAAGCGCTCCATAATGATTTGGCTTGAGTTTTATTCATTGTGTCTCCTTTCCGTTTGAAGTTTATATTATTGTAGCAGTCACTAGAACGGTTTGCAACATTTTTTCATTGTCAGTATATTCCTATCGTGGTTGCGGGTTTATC